ATTGGTAATTGTGCAATCAAGTTAGTGCAGTTATTAAATATAACCATACGAGGTTTTTCAGTCCACTCATCTATTTGTAAGCGTCTATGTATCTCGTTCTTACCTGATACACGAGAACCTGCGCTACGGTCTGATGGTCTCCATCGACATCCACGCATAATCATCTGCTCAGCCAGAGAAGGACCAGTGTCGCCCCTACGATGCCATAGAGAGCTATCCAATACCCCGTATTTAATATTTCCATCGTCAGCTTCTATTTCCATAATCATGTCAGCTAAATCTGTAGCCAACACTTTAGTTACATACAACTCACGATAGATAATAAGCTGATCGTCAGGAGCTACAGCAAACCATATAACAGCAGACCAGCTACCATACCCGTAGTCACAAGCACGGAACTTAGTCCAGTTGTGCGGGATGTCATATGGCTCAACTACATGAACATTCCTGTCAAACTCTGTGAAGGCTGCACCTTCTGCAATATCCCAGCTACCCTCTAGAAGCTGCTTACGTTGCATCTCTGGTAGAGAGAGTAGCATTGCTTCATAGTCACCCTGTTCATATAGGTGTGGGTTGTCTGATAGGAAAGCAGGAATAAATCTACGCTTAAACAGCGGCTGTCCTGCCTTCTCATGGTTAGGTGGATAGCGTAGCACTTCGCCTGTCTCACTATCCGTAGCATCAAATGCCTGTCCTGCTTTAGCTGGGTCAATGAACATCTTCTTAACCCAAGCATGTCCCGGACCACCCGGGTTGGTTGTAGCTCGCATATACACAGGCATATCAGGTGCAGTACTACGTAGACGTGAACGCATGTAGTTCCATGCAAACGGTGTATGCCACTGTGTTAATTCGTCAAAGCCAATCCAACTAAATGCCTGACCCTGATAGCGCAATACGTCATCGTCCCTATCTAGATATGAGAACCACAAACGTGCACCACTAGGTGCTGTCCATTGCATCTTACGTTCTGACCACTTAATACCCGGCCAAATCTTTGGATAAAGTTCTTGACTCTTCCATACTAGTTCCCTCAACTCCTCATTCGTATGACGAAGGAGAAGACCAGAGAAAGCGGGATGACCCATAAAACGTAGAGGATCTGCAAGCATTGCATATGACTTACCGCCACCCGCAGCACCACCGTATAATACTTCACGTTCACCTGCCGCTAGAAAGTCTGATTGTGGTCCAACGTTAGGAGAGAAGATGACATTCTTTTCTGCCAACTCTTCCTGTGCGTTTAGCTGTGACGTGCCTTCAACCTCAAGAATCTTCGGGGATTGCTTTTGCACCGATCCTTTGGGTTTCGATTTCTTCCGCCTTGGCGATTGCCGTTTTGTACCTTTCGGCCCACTGACGGAGAGTTGCAGCTCGTCTTTTATTTGATTGCTCACTTTCAATCCTTTTCTTCAATCCCATGTGGGAGATACGTCTACCAGTAAAAGTAGACAGCCAATTTGCCACCTCCCTATAACTGTACTGCCTCAAATGCTCTTTAGCTTTTTCTAGAGCTTTTAATTCTTTTGGGATTGGTTGCAGTACATCTGGATCTGTTTCATCGACCTCATATCCAAAAGGCACTATCCTTGATAGTCGAGGGATAGGAACATAAACTTCCCTATCCATCTCTGGTTGAGGCAGAATCCATTTGCCTAAACTTCTTTCATTCATTCTGCATTCTTAGGTGGAAGCAACATAACCCCACCACTACTCTCCACTTGTAGCTTTTCAGTTTTGACTAGGCCAACCCTATCCATAACTTCCTTAGCTGCATTCATCTTATCCTTAATACCCAACTCAGTTGGATCAAGCATAGCACCTACCATTGATACAGCAGCAATAGGAGCATTGCGTGCTAGGTAGGCTTGTGTCGCCTCCATGATTTCATCTTTCATAGAGTTGACGATTTCTGTTGTTGAATAACCTGAAGCATACCCTGCCAACTCTTTAGCACGAATAACGTTTCCGTTAGCCTCGTCAAAAAGCACGGCAAGGAACTTCTGCTGTTTCTCTGTTAGCTGTCGTGCCATTACATTACCCTACTGGAATAAATACTTCTTCAACTGTACACAGTGCATCTATGTGTGGAGTGGTGTTGCCACTTGCCGTTACATGCATCGCATCGCCCGGCTCAAGTACAACCACCCCATCACTAAACTGCAAGTATTCACCGCTCACCATATTCTTACCACCTACGATGTGTACATGTGTGCCATCCTCTCTGTCCCACTGTACGGATACATCTGTATTACCGTTAGCATTAGACAAGAACAGCAACGACATCTCAGCACGGCAGCTAGCAGGACATGTGTACAACGTCTCTTGCTGATTTTCTACCGTACAAGAAACATTGTACGTAATTTTACGTGACGACTTAACTTGCATGTCCTATTACTTCTTCTTCTGTTTACTTACCATACCGCCACAGCTAAACTTCTGTGTTGGTTTCATTGAAGCACCACAATTAGCGTAACCGCCAGCCCCTTTAGCTTTCTTAACCATACCACCTTTCTTGTAAGCACCCTTGCCTTTAAGTGCAGTACGAATACGCATAAGGTTTTCTTTAGCAGCAGCTAGTTTAGCCTTCGCTTCAGCACTACCACTCTTAGCCTGCTCTGTGTACATAGCTATTTGTGCTTCTAATTTTGCTGCCTGTTGACGTAGTGCATCACCACGTGCTTTACCTTCATTCATTATTCACTTCCTATGCTTAGCTGTCTTCTTAGCAACAGCTTTTGGTTGTTTAGAAAACTGCTTACCAGCTTTCATATCTTTACGCTTCTTCTCTGAAGTGCGCTTATACTCTTCAGATGATAGTGCCTTACGTGCTTTCTTAGGTAGGTAGCGTTCACCTGTAGCCTTCTTACCTTGCACAGAAGGTTTGCCACTCTTAGTGCCCCACTCTTCTTTAGTCCACTTCTTAAGGGACTTTTGTGCTTTTGTCTTACCACCTGAGTAGCCACCACCCGCTGCTTTGTATTCTTGTGCTAGTAGCTGAGCTTTACGTGCAGACCACTGCCCTGCCTTACCACCTTTCGTGCCCGCCATAATCTTCTTCTTAAGACGTTCACGTAGTGCAGGTTTAGTGTAAGACATTGCATATCTCCAATGTGAGCGTAGCGAACATTACCACTTAACCTTGTCAGCCCAGTAAGCTGCAGACAGTTTACCTTTGGCAATATTCTTTGCATGCCTAGCCTTAAAGCTAGCACGCTTCTTCTTCATCTTATCTGATTCACCCGCTTTAGGAGCACCAGCAGTCTTAGCACCCTGCTCACCAAAACGAATCAAACGTACCGTTTGGCCTTCTTTAGCAAGAACAGCATGACTCTTCTTAGGGTGGTTGGGTGTACGCTTAGGCTTGTTATACCCAGCAAACTTCTCACCACGATATTCAATAGCCATGCTGCTCTCCTTTACTTCTTAGGTAGTTTTAGTGAACGACCCGCATAGATTTTATCTTTATCTTTAATCTGTGGGTTGAGCTTCATCAACGTAGCTACAGTTGTACCATTAGCACGAGCAATAGCAGACAAGGTATCACCAGACTTAATCTTGTATGACTTAGTAGCAGGCTTAGCCTTCTTAGCAGCAGCTTTAGCTTTGTTAGCATCTGCAGCTTGCTTAACGCCCTTAGCAATTGTCTTAAGGTCACGCTGACTAACACCCTTAGTGCTAGAAGGTTTGGTTGCAGAAGCTTTACGTTCTGATGCACGCTTCTTAGCCGCAGCATCATTCTTCTTGTTCTGCTGTTTCTTCTCAGCAATAACACCAGCACCAGCAGCAGCACCAACTACAGCAGCAGATGCACCAGCAGCCTTACCTGCTTTCTTAGCATCACTCTTAACCTTCTGCTCCGCCATACGGTTGTAACGTTTTTCTGTCTCTTTACTAACAGATAGTGTAGTACCCGCACGCTGACCTTGAGGGCCAGTCTTACCCTTCTTTACACGCTTATACTTTGTACCCGTAGTTGGATGCTCTTTAAGCGTGTTAGTTTTCTTTGTAGCTTTCTTAGCTGTACTCTTAACAGCTTTGCTGATTAGGCGACTTAGTGCCATCTTGCTAACTCCTCATACACCAAGCTTAGGTGTGTTCTTATACCAGCCTTCCGCTATCATAGCATCTTCGACTTCGGCTAATGAAAATTCCACACCCGTATGTTTGTACAAGGCTGCTCGTACATAGTAAACATCGCTGTGTGGAATGTGTAATGTGTCTAGCGGAACGCCTGTCACAAGGCAATCATAGACCTGTTCAAGTAATTGGGACATAGGTATACGTACAAATAGAAGATTGTCAATACATTAGTACAAATATATTCAGTACAAATGAGTAAGGATAGCTAGTGAGGGAAGGTTTAGATGCAGCATTGCAATAGACATAGCTATGCTTAAACCCCGCTGCCGATTTAGCTACATTAGTAGTGTGGCATTTAAGTGCCCTTTCTCTTAACTAGAAGGAGCATTTAAGTGAAGGAAGGTTTAAATGCCTCTTTTCATTTCTGTGCTTTTTTCTATCTGTAAGGGGAACACTTAAATGAAGAAGCATTTACAATGTAAGTTATACACAAATAAAAAAGCGTGTCAAGTGAAACGCATTGCAAAGATGCAATTAGTCGTATTTGTACCAGTAATAGTCGCATTTGTACAATCCATTACAAAGCCATCACAAAAATGTTGACATTTGTTTCTGTGGTCCACTACCCCCTCCCCAATCCTTATGTAAGCACACCCATGCATTCATTCTAAATGAGAATGATTCTCATGTTTACATTTTTCTGATCTGTTGCAGAGTCCATGTATAACGTACGTGGCACCCCCCAGTGGCCCTCGCCACCCCCTAGCTGAAACATCGAAGATGTTTTCCTTTAAAATCAAACACTTAGAATGAATTGTTATAGTGTAACATTAAGTATGCTTGCTAAGTCATTGATTTCATTAGAAAAAATAATAGTATAGATGATAGCATATCATCGATTGCATTAAAAGTGGTCGCTAAGTTGTTGTTTTAAAAGGGGTATCCGTCATCGTGGCGATGCA